AAGGTTCATCAGTTGTTATAATCACCTTGTTTACAGAAATAACTATAAAAACATTAATCCTGATAACATATTAAAACAAATAATAAGCCGTAACTTTGATAAAAAAATTAAAGAACCCATAGATCATATTGTGTGCCACCTTATTCCGCAAAATTTCAAAAACGATGCACAATTTTTCAGCATGATTGACTTAGAATCAGAGAATATGCAAAACTTATTTTTAGACACTTATGGCGACATTTACCATGATGCAAAAAGAAAGTTAGAAATATGTGGACATCATAAAAACAAAAAAATCTTATTGAGACTAGAGTGTGTAAATAAGCAAAAAGACCTTTGTGACAAAATCATGCTTGCAGATGAAATAAAAGATATTGTTCTTTAGGCATTGCAATTTTTATTTTGTTTGCTAAATTAAACTAACTTAATTATTTTTCCGACATTGAGGACAATGCTTGTTGCCGTCCAATATGTCAACCTAAGATGAAGGCTTTCTCCTTCCCTCTGTTTTTCCTTTTGAGATACCCCAGCGGGAAAAACCTTGGCAAAAAACTTGAGCGGCCCTGACGGGTAAGTCTTTGTAGTTTATAAAAACGAATGGTGCTACGAGAGCCATTGTTACGCTCCATGGTCAAGTAAGCCTGGTTGCTCCAAAAAATGCCGACAGTCATCAGCACAAGTGATGACAGCAACCATGAGTTACACAGCCAAAACTGGTATCATTAAAAGCAAACAGTATGGAATGGGATACTTAAGTGTCTTATTCAGGCTGATAGTTGTGTTTTTGATCTATTTAAAACGATATGCTTAAAAGCAGAAACTTTAATGAAATCATAGTTATCATTAACAAATACAGTTAATTTTAATTATAAAAAAAACGCATAACTAAGTCGGCAACTCGGTTAGAAGAATAAACCATAAAAGTAGTAGAAAAATATTTTAAATTTTTGATCTTCTCTTGTTACAAAGCATATTGTAATATTTGTTTATGCAGAACAACACCAATGAAATGGCCTTGTTGCTGACACAACATCAGCAATCTCAGGTTGTTTACCTATCACCGTCTGGCAATATCCTCGACTTCACTGACCGTGAGGCGTCGAAGGCTGCTTCTGTTAGCATTTTGTCTGCAAAAGGAAACAATTCAATATCTTTGGGCGATGAGTGGGCGACAAGGTTTTTTGTGAAGGCTGCAAATGAAACCATCATGTCTGCCGATAAAAAGCTTCTTGTGTGGGATTGGAAGGCAATCGTCTCATTTATCCTTGGCAAGCATGGTGTGGCTTTACGGCCTCCGTGTTCGATTGTAGACCTCAAATTGCTTGAAAGCCATTCGGATGCTCGTTTGGCTATGCCTGCCACTATAACTGAATTTATGGGGCGTTTACGGGCTGTATCAGAATCACCATCGTGGAAGAACAGGCAGAATGTTTATCGCCTTGTTCACTTACCTTTGGCCATGGAAGTTATTCCCGAAATGGAGGCCATAGGCATACTTAGTGACACACGGCTTCATGCTTTTTATGACATTGTTGGTCAAGAAAACGGAAGGATGCTCAGCCATAAGGCATTTTCTCGTGGCTATGTTCCCCATGTTTTAACACCAGAGATCCGAGCTCAACTTAAGCCATTGGAAAATCACTTGTTTGCCTATCTTGATTATAGAAGCATGGAAGTGCAGATGCTTGCGTGGTTGTCCAAGGATGGCGAGTTGGCAAAGGCTTGCATGTCCGATGATATTTACGCATCGGCCTATGAGATGGTTACAAAAACGCCATGTGATAGTGATGAGAAGCGATCTCTTTGCAAGCGTTTTCTTTTGCCAATATTCTATGGAATGGGTGCTGCTGGACTTGAGAAATCACTTGGACTTCCAATGGCTGCATGTGAAAGCATTGTGGATAGGGTACATGGGATATTCCATGTTGCCAGTTTGTGGTTAAAAGCGGCACAAGACACTGCGGAAAGTACTGGGCGTTATACTGACATGCTTGGTAAGACTCGTTCATTTCCAGAGAAACATTACAAGGCACGCAATTTTGTAATTCAGAGTCCAAGCGCTATTTTTTGCATGCATGGGCTTGTTCGGTTGCATAGTGCATTGAAAGGTCTTGCTAAAATCGCATATAATGTACATGATGGTTTCATGTTATATGCGACTAAGGATAGTGTGAGGAATGCCATCTTGACCGCTCAAGAGGCGCTGCTGTCACAAAGTGAGCTTTTCCCAGGGCTTACCATTGATGTGTCTTGCTCTGTTGGTCGGACACTCGCTGACATGAAGCAAATCACTCTCCCGAGGAAAAAGAAAAAATGAAGACAATCTGTCAATCGTTCCCAATCACCACCGAGGAATACGATTGCCTTACCAAGGCTTTTGGTAGGCTTTGCTATTATGCAGCTCATCAGCTTCAAAAAAAGAACTCGAAAAATAACTACACGGATGATTTTGATGATATCAACCAAGAATTACATCTTTCCATCATTCGTGCCGGTTCGTATTACAAGAGGCAGATTTATATTGAGAAATGCTTGTCTTCTGTTAAAGAACATAACTTTGATTACTTTACGGACAAGATTATTTGTAAGTTGGTTGACCTCTGGACTAACAGAACAAGGCATGGAGCAAATAGGCAAAAATTTGGTGGTAAGCAAGAATTGATGCTTGATTCCATAGTTCGGAGCGTGGTGCCAAGGCGCAAAAGACCAAATCGCAAGGCTCCATTGAAAATCGACACTAAGTTTAGCACTTACTGTAAGGCTATCGTGTGGAATGGGCAGAAGAGCATGGGTAAGAAGATTACTCGTGAAAAATCTATACGATCCGGTCAAGTTTCTCTATCCGAATATGATTATCTTAATGGCGAGTAACTAATTTATGGTGTTGGGGCGAAGTAGTAGGCCGGCGGGAAACTCATACATATATTTCCAACCCAGCATTTCGGTCCTTTGCCCTGGCATTATAAATCATGAAAGTCGTTTACATCGTTAATGAGTTTTGGCTTTACCTCACTATGCTGAGGGTTAGTATCACATCATTACGCAGTCACAACAGCAGCATTCCTATAGACATATTTTTTGTTCGTGATGGTAATAGAGACAACCGTGATGTTGGTGGCATTTCCATATCACTAGGTGGCATTCCTAGGATGCAATCATCTGATCTTCCAAGTTTTTGCAGATCCATGGGCGTAAATTTAATTGATGCAGGACTTCCCGATCTCGGGGACGAAAAAGGTTACGCATCGGCGCAAAGGATTTGTTTGCGTGAATCTTCACCAGATAAAACACTTTTGATGGATGCCGACACATTTGTTTTTGGTGATGTTGCCAAACTTTTCAAGCATCTTGATGGTTGTCAGTTTGTTGCAGATAAAAATACATTTGGGGAAAGACAAGAACTTGGTTATGCTGGCAAAACGATAAGGCCATTTAACTCTGGTGTTGTTCTTTGGGGTGAGGGATTGCTGCGTGAATATGGAGCAAATGTTGGAAGGCTTTGTTTTGGTCTTAAAAATAAAACGCATCCATTGAGCGAGTGGCTGTATCAGCGTAGCAGTACAAGTCCTCCACAAGGCAGGGAAGAACTTGCGTGTAGCATATTTGTCCTCGACAAAGGATTGAATTTTCGCTATTTTCCCAAGGAGTCTGTTCAAACAGAGAATTATTTTGGTGGATGCTTGGTTTATCACACTTTGACCCAGAATTGGCCTGATTCTTATTTTAGGTTCCGTGATGTTTTGGAACCAAAGAAATCTCGTGTTGTGGTTGAAAGAAAGCTTGTCTTATCAAAACCGAACTTTACTTGATATTCACTTTCTGATAAGCTCTGCCCTTTTAGGAGTTTGACAAGATGAGAGATTTGACACCGGACGAAAAACAACAATTCGAATCATTCACAGATTCTGATGAATCAAAGCCAAGATTTGCATGGGATGACACCTTCCAACGCAAGATATTAAGCATGTTGATGTGTGATAAGGTCATGCTTTTGCAAGGCATAGATTTGCTTAAGCCTGGCTATTTCAGTAACGAAGTTCATGTGATTATTTGTGAAATTATCTTTAACTATTTCAGATCAAGAAATGAGGTTCCTTCACTTTTTATTGTCAAGCAAGAACTTGATGAAAAGTTGAAGGACAGGGATGCTGCCGTGAGGTTGCACCATGTCGCAGAACTTGAGGCTCTTGTCGATTTTTATGTGCCAGGAATTGACACAAGAGATTATCTACTTGACAAAGTTATGTTCTTTTCCAAAGTGCAAGCACTTAAAACTGCATTTCGTGAATGTGTAAAGAAGATGAACGAAGCGCCCGAGGATGAGAAAACATGGCCATATATTTATGACAAGATGCGCATGGCCATGAATATAGAGAGGAACTACGAGCCTGGTTTGGAATACTTCACGAACATTGACGAGATGTTTCAGCGTATGGAGGAACAATACCAAGGTAAGGAGCGTTACACGAGTGCGTTTGAATCTATAGACAATGCATTGACTGGCGGTGGTTTGTTTCATGGCCAAATTGGAGCTTGGATAGGTTTGCCAGGAACTGGCAAGTCTCTCGCTCTTGTCAAGGCTGCTGTTGCCAATGTGCTGCTTGGATATAAGGTTCTTTACCTTACTATGGAAATGGATGAGGTTGGCATTGCGCAGCGTTTTACAAGTATGTTTGCCAAGATAGACATCAACATTCTTAGGAATTCCAAAGATATAGTTAAGCGTACTATTGAAGAATTCAATAGAGATAAGGATGACAAGAATCAACTCATCATCAAGCAATTTCCTGGTGGGGCCATAGATGTTAATGGCATCCGCAGTTATTGCAGTAAGCTTGAGATGCGTGGCTGGAAGCCAGGACTTATTATCATCGATTATGTTGGTGAGATGAAGGATGATCCGAATGTAAAGAAGTATGAAAGCGCCTATAGGATACTTAGGGATCTCAGAGGATTTGGCGTAGAGAAAGGTCATTGTACTTTGACATGCGTCCAACCAAACCAAAGTGCAGCAAAGTTAGAAATCTCCCAGTACATCGATGAATCTAACATCGGAACATCATTCGATCAGTTTAAACCACTTGATGCGTTTTGGTCTATCAACCAACAGACGCAAGAAAAAGATGCAGAGATTGGTAGGGGCTTTGTGATAAAGCATAGAAATGGAAAATCCAGATTCCCATTTAAGATGGCATTTGACTTTTCCATGGGTACATTGGACATTTACGAAATTACACATGAAGCTTACAAAGAGCGACTGACAAGGTCGCAGATAAAACGCAGTAGTGAGATTGCGTTTGATACTTACTCTGTTGACGGAAAGGGAAAAAATAAAGGCAAAAGTAATACCGCTTGCGCCGATGAGGAGTGACATACATGACAGAAATACCAAATGAAAAGATTATCGTAACTGTGAATAATAGGGAGGTTATCCTTGATCCTGAAAATATGAAATTCAATGAGTTCACTTTGAGTGAATACATGGATAAAGAGTATGCATGGATTGACTACTATGGCAAGCAACTTGAGTTGGCTACCAAGGAGCTTGCTCTTTCAGAGCTTGCTTGGGAGACAAAGTATAATGAAGCATACATCCAACACAAGGACTCTGGAGGATCGGATGCCTACTGTAAGGCCAAGGCGCAATGCGACCAAGAATGTGTGAAGATGCAAGAGAAGGTTATCGATCGTCGTTCTACAGTTGGTTTCCTTAGACACTATCTTAAGGCATGGGACAAGAACCATGACAATGCGCAAAATCGTGGGCACACACTTCGTAAGGAGTTGGATAAGCTCAATAGGGACATATACAAGGACGACAAGGATGACAAGATGTGTAATACAGACGAATTCGTCAAGTAGGTCAAACGAATGAAATCAATGATACGCTGGATGACTAAAGAAGATGTTAAGCACGCCATCAAAATAGACAAAGAGTCTCCCGATCCATGGCTTGAATCGGATTTTGCCGAATGTCTTAAGCCTTGGGGAAGAATTGGTAAGATCATAGAGGTCGACGGCAAGGTTGTCGGCTATATGCTGTATGAGCTTATGAATGAAAGGTTTTACCTTATCAACATTGCAGTTTCTGAGTTGATGCGGAGGCGTGGTCTAGGGCGAACTCTTGTCAAACAGCTTATTGATAAGCTTGAAAATGGAAATAGAACTATAATCGACATACACATATCTGAAGATAACTTAGTTGGTCACCTTTTCTTTAAGAGCCTTGGATTTCGTGCAATTAGCGTCGATAGGGATTTTTTCCGTGAATCTGGAAAAGCTTATGACGCATATCTTTTCTCGTATGGATCAAGCCATCAAAATCTTGGTGTGGGCGAGGTCGGTAAGGTTGGTGGCAAGTCATGAGTCAATGGGATTTGAGATTTCTTGAGATGGCCAAACATGTGGCATCATGGAGCAAAGATCCATCCACAAAGGTTGGAGCCGTTATATTTGACGAACAGAAGCGTGTCGTTTCGCTTGGCTACAATGGATTTCCCAAGGGTGTTGATGACGACCCAAAAAGGTACGCTGACAGAGAGTTGAAGTATAGGATGGTTGTACATGCAGAGGCAAATGCGATGATATTCGCACAGAGAAATCTTGCGGGATGCTCCATAGCAACATGGCCATTTATGTCATGTTCTGCATGTGCCGCCATGCTTATACAGTCGGGCATTAAAAGATGCGTTGCGCCTCGGCTCTCTGAGGAGCTAGCATCGAGGTGGAGCGAATCTTGTGCAGCTTCAACCATGATGTTTGCAGAGGCTGGTGTCGAACTTGTATTTTACGATAATGTGTAATCAATATTTGTGGTCAATAAAATTTATATATTTGGACAAGTTTGTTTGTGAAAATAATTAGATTTTATTGAAGATAACGCTGTGCAAAACTTACCAGATAACGATCCAATTTTTTTCAAAAATTCAATGGCATTTCCCCATTGTTTTATAGGGTGTACTTGTATCGCATTTGAATAAATATTGGCACTTGTTTGATTTGTGAAATATTCAATAATGAGTTCGTTTAGTCGATATTCTTTCCATTTTTTCGAGAGGTTCTCAATTTCTTTCTTTCTTTTTTCATCTTTTTTAATTAATTGCTTTATTGCTTTCTCTTCTTTTTCTGTAAAACTTCTGTAGAAATATCCCAATGACTGCCCTAATTTCGAATCTGGATGGACTTCTTTACTTCTAAGATTATAAATTTTTTCTCTTTCTGGATTCTCAAGCAAGATGATAGCCGTTACTTTTTGCTCATCTGTTAATGCAGAAATTAAATTCTTTGTTTCTTCTATTGCATGAGAAGCAGTGGGATAATTTGCAGTTGGTTCTATTGATTTTGACTTTTGGGGTTTTAATTTTTTTGGTTTTATATCTCTATTTAAAATTTCGTATGCTTGATTTATATCAGCTATTTTGGCATTTTTATCTAAGCCAGGGTTTCTATCGGGATGATTTTTCCAAACTTTTCTGTTGTAAGCTGCTTTAAGTTCTTGTGGTGTAAAATTCCAAGACAAGCCCAACATTTGAATAGCGTCGTCTTCTGACATGGATTCTGTGAGTATTAACCATTCTTTAAAGTACATGATAATATGTAAACTTTAAATACACTTTTTACTTTAGCAACCAAGAGATTTTGCCTTTTGGATTGCAGAAGCCATACTCTGATCCATGTCGAGGTATTTGTATTCGCCAAGTCTTCCGCCAAACAAAACATTTCTTGGCCTAATTGCTGAGTATTTTTGATAGATGTCGCTGTTCACTTTGTTTCGTATGGGATAAAGTGGGTCTGGGTGATCTTTAAAGCTTATGGGTATGTCATAGGTGATGACGCTTTTAAATGAATTGTTGGAAATATCGTAGTGTTTGGTTGATTCGCCATGAATATAGAAATGTCTATGTTCAATGGATCTGAGACATGGTGTGTTCTGGTCAACATGATTTACGACAGCGTTTCCTTGTTGGTCTCCTATAAATTCTTTGCGTTCAAAACGCATTGTGTTGTACTCAAGGTGGCCATGCTCATAGTCGAAGAATTCATCTATTGGGCCGGTGTATACAATGTGTTTCGCCATGCTTGAAAGTTTTTCACGATTTTTAATGAAGTCGACACCAAGTTCGATATCAACTCCATTTAGCATTTCACGCATCATGTTTGTGTAGCCATTCTTTGGAATTCCTTGATATTTAGTTGTAAAGTAATTCTCGTCATAGGTTAGTCTTATGGGTAGGCGCTGTATGATGCTCATTGGCAAATCTCTTGGCTCACGCATGTACTGCTTTTTTGTATAGCCATATATAAATCGCTTATAGAGATCCTCGCCAATCGTGGATAAAGCCCATTCTTCAAAGTTTGATGGGTTTTCAATTTTGACCTTTTCCATCTCAAGCCTGCGTGATGCCTCATTGGGTGTACGCACACCCCATATTTGGTGCATTGTCATGAGATTTATCGGGAAGCTATACATATTGCCATTTGACATTGCCTTGGGGCGATTTATAAATGGAAGAAATTTTGTGAAGCGACTAGCAAAATTCCATACTTCTTCGCTGTGTGTGTGAAATATGTGGGCTCCATAGCTAGAGACATAGTAGTCATCTTGGGCGAGATCGTGAGCTGCCCCAGCTATGTGTGGCCTTTTATCAATTATAAGTACACGCATGCCAGCATCATGTGCACGCCTTGCGAATGTGGATCCAAAGAAGCCAGCTCCGACAATAATAAAATCGTACATAGTATATCCATTGGTTTTAACTTATAATATTTTATGCTAACAGTAGAAGACATTCAAAATGAAATAAAACCTTTGCTTCACCGCAAGTTGATCAATGGGAAGATATTGTTGCAAGATTGCAAGCTTGTAGATGAAAATTCTAGACGCAGTCCGGCTTATAGCGATCCCATGTATGTTCCATTTTACTATCATCTTGGCAAGTTTATCGCTCCCAAGGCAATAGTATCGCTCAGTTTTAACCTTGGTTTGTTGGAAAAGTGTTTCTTCATGTCTTGCAAAACGACAGAATATTTTCTCGCCTTCAGAAATAAGGATGATAATGTGTATTTTTCCCCAAGGATGGGATTTTACAATATCAGGCGATCCTACAAAGGTCATTTCGATTATTTTGAATCTAACGCAAAAGATCTTGGTTTAGAACAAAGGCTTTCATCACGGAAATGGGACATGATCATGCTAAATGAAGAATTTAACTATGATAGCATGTTGTATTCGTTGGAACTTTCTTGGCAGAATATGTCAAGCGGTGGGCTTATAGTGGTTGATAATGCAACTGATTTAAAATCTATTAAACAAGCTTTTCATGCCTTCGCCGATAGCGTTGGTAGGGTTCCAGCTGTGTTTCCGACCAGATATGGAACTGGTATTTTGATGAAGTAATTACTCCTATAGGGCAATACTGAGGGGGGTTCCGTGGGTTACGAAGTAATATACACATATCATGAGAGGGTTGACGGCTCCTACAACAAGGAGGAGACTAAGACCATCAAAAAAAAGGTTGGCGATCCATTTGACGATGTGCCTATGGACAAGCTAGCAAGTTCCATCATGGGACAGCTTGCCAGGCGTGATGTATTTGTTATTGGAGTTGAGGTTTTTGAGCTTTCCAAGAAAAAGGTTAGCTTTAGGGAAACCGACAATGGTGTTGTAATCAAAAATAAAAAGTTTTCCTTTGACCAAGTCACTGGCGACTTTACTGTGCGGGAGGTGGATGAGCAGCCGACACAACAAGCTGCAAGCCAACCCATATTGCATCCTCATGAGCTCATAGCAAATCAGCGTAAAGAGCTCACTGCAAGTGGCGAGTCAAATCCATCGAAAAGGGTGGTTGATTATGTGGTTTATGTCCCAGAGCCACAGCAAATACCAGAGGTGGCAAAAAGGGGCTTCAGATTAACGGTGGATAAAAAATATGCTGTCTATCATAGGCAATCATCTATGCAAGGTGATATACTCACAATGAACGATGATGCCAATCGTGAAATAAAGATAGGTGATAAGTATTTTGTGCCAGGAAATACTCAGCTCTTTGCGGATAATGAGTTGCGTTTTTCTGAAACCCAGAAACAAAGGGAAAACGGCAACCTTTTCTGGGGTGGGGCTTCCAACGACAACATGCCAAATCTTAGAAAGTAGGTTCACCATGAGAAAAGAGCAGAAAATAGCAAAAAAACGCAAGGAAAGACAGAAGGAAGCAAAGGTAAAGGTGCTAAGACGCCGTGAGGCTCTTCGTAAGGATCGAAAGATTGAAACGGAGAGAGCAATGAAGGAAGCTGAATTTGCACCTAAGCAGAATCCAATCATAAATATTAAGAACGAAGTTTTTCCTATCAATAGAGATGATATAATTCGTGATCAGCTATTGAAGAATCAGCAAATCCTCAAAGCTCTTGAGGAAGAGTATGAAAAAGAGCAGAAGACAAGACAAGGCATCAATTCGAATCTTGAGGATGAGGGACATGAATCTTTACAAGACAAACTTGCTGCTATGCACAAAAAAGCGGTAGAATCACAAGATTTTAGCAATGATGGTGAGGCAAAGCCAATGATTGATACTACAAAGTAGATACAATGTGATTACAATGTGATTACAAAAAACCTTAAATTCTCGGCCAAATCAGCCGAGAATTTTTTTTTATAAATTAATCTTGTAAAACAAAAAATATACTGTTAACTATAAACTTACGAATTGGGGCACATTATGTTTGTGTCTCGAATACGACAAATGGGGTCACATATGTTTGTGGCTCGAATAAACCTTTTTACATGACGGAGATATTATGTCAATTGATTTTGAACCACTCGATCTTAATTCCATTCAAAAAGAAGTTAAGCGAATTAACTCAGGCGAGGGCGCTGAAAACGAGTTCATGCAACAGTATGTCAGAATGCCTGAGCGTGACGGATTTGTCTTGCTAAGATTCTTGCCCCGCAAGAAAGGACAGCAATTTTTTTGTGCTACTAGGATTCACACACTAAAAAATCCAGCCACTGGAAAGATGACGCAGTATCATTGCCCTAGGGATCTCTCAAAAGATGCCAATGGCAAGGAAGCATGGCGTGGCGACTGCATAATCTGCAGCCTTTATCATAGTTTGTGGCAGAAGAGCGAAAGGCTCAATGGCAAAGACCAAGAGAACATGCAAAATCAAGCCCGTGAACTTAAGCCATTGGAAAGGTACTACTACAATGTTATTGTTCGATCTGAGAGCGATGGCAAGGGTGGTACACTTAAAAATGTTGGCCCAAAGATTTACAGCTGTGGCAAGCAAGTTCATTCCAAGATCATGCTCGCAATCAATGGTGATCAAGTCACCGGCGAGAAAGAGCTTGGGGATATCACAAGGCCTGATACTGGCTGTGATTTCCGTCTTGTCAAAAAAGTGGTGAAAAGTGGCGCAAGGGAATACCCAAACTATGACAATAGTAGATTTGAGGACCCAAGTGTTGCTGGCACTCAAGAAGAGATGGCAAAATGGTTTGGAAACTTGATTGATCTTGCGATGCTCAGGAAGCTGAAAAGTGCTGATGAACTTAAGCATGCATTGCGTGTTCACTGCGGAATGGTTGTCGAAGAAGACAACAATGACCTAAATGAGTTTTATGGTCAAGCCGTTAGAGAGCCTGCAAAGTCTGCTGGATCAACATTAGCTGCTGGAGCCGACAAGATCCGTGAAGAGGACATTGCACCCAAGCAGTCGCCATCTAAGACCAAGCAAGTTGAAGAGGATTCTATGGCAGATGATGACTTCCTCAAAGAACTCGGAGCCATCTAAACACTTTGTTGGCGTGGGCGCATCTTGCAATGTTTGTCCACGCTTTTTTTCATGCATTTTTACAACAACGATGTTGATGATAAAATCTCTTGTTGGGATTTTATCATCAATTATTTCGCAAGTGCTTATTTTTAATGACAATAAAATTACGGGGTGAATCATGGCTAAGAAAAAAGCAAGCGATGATGATACTTTTTTTAAGGATCTTGCCAGTCAAACTGGTGGTGATATTGTTGCTGACATAGACAGCGTTAAATATTTTGTAGATTCCGGCAATCTTGCTGTGAATTACATATGCAGTGGTCGATTTATGGGCGGCGGTGTTCCAGGTAGCAAATTGACGGAGATTTATGGACCAAGTTCATCATCCAAGTCGCTCATAGGTACAAATGTGCTTTTTGGTTGTCAGCGAGCTGGTGGTGTTGCCATTCTTGAAGACTGTGAAAACAGTGCAAACAAGGAGTTTATTCAACGAGCATCACATTGCGATTTAGCCAAGATAGTCAGACACACACCGCAGACTCTTGAGGATGTGTTCTTGAAGATGTACAAATCCATAGAATATGTTCGCACCAATCGCAAGGGTGTGCCGATTGCAATTGTTTATGACTCCATTGGCGTTAGCCCCTCTGCTCGTGAGCTTAGAGAGGTCAATCTGCCAGAGAATGCTTCAAAGGCTGATTTTAAAAGGATTGTTGGTGGCAACGAACAGCCTGGTGAGCGAGCTAAGATTTGTTCTAGAGAATTCCGAAAATTGAATACAGTCATGGAAAAGAATGATGCTACTGTTATCATTTTAAATCAGACTCGTTCAAAAATTGGTGTTCTTTATGGCAATCCAACAACAACTGCTGGTGGCGGCAACGCCTTACCGTTTTATGCAAGCTGTAGGCTTGAGACGGCAACCATGAAGAAGATCGAATATAGGCTTAGTGCTAAGAAAACAAAAATACTTGGTATTAACATTCGTATAAAGAATGTTAAAAACAAGACTCATAGGCCTTACATTTCCACAGAAAATGTTCAGCTTTTGTTTGACCATGGCATAAATCCAATCAGCGGTTTGCTTACTTGTCTCATGGATGCCAACAGAATTATTGCCAAGAGTGCAGGAAACTTCATCGTGGCAGAACAGTACTGTAATGGCGAGGAAGTAAAATTTAAAGCTTCCATTGATAAGAATGAAATTCCAATTGACATTCTTTTTAAGTGTCCAGGAATCATTGATGCGTCAAGCGAGCAAGAGGTTGCTGAATACCTTGAGCCATTCAAGGAAGCTATGGATTTCCAAATAGGTGGCGATGTCATAGAGACTGATGTCGGAGGTTCTGATGACGCCGATGACCAGATTGATTCGGAGATTGATGGTTAAATGGCCGTGAACTTGGTTCGTCCAAGTTTTTTCAAGGTCATGCCTATTTTTGTTATGTGTTTTTTTGCACGGGTTATTTGGGAATAGATGTTTTTTTCATCTATTCCCTTTTTCTTATAAAGGCTAACTATTTCTTCGGTATCTACATGCCGATGTCTTCTGAGTGCATTTATAATTTTTTTAAACACAATGTTCGTCTTCGATTGTGACACGGGAATGCTTTGCACAATTTCGCAAGTGAATTCATTGGGCTTACTATTTGTATCACATATATCTTCGGCAAGCTTATCGAGTGACAGTAAATTCTTGCATTCCGTTGTTACTATTGATATATTGGCGCCGAATGTCTTGGCAAACTCAACGAGTTGGTTGAGATGCTTGGTGTTGGTGAGAAACTTTCTTTTATCCCGAAGGGTTATCATTAGGTAGTTCATGTTTTCTCCGATGTTTGACTATAAATTATAAGTGTCGGTGGTGCAAATGGACAATAGTCACAAAATACTTAGGTCGTGTATTCTTCGCCGTTTTGGCGTGGAGATAGAGGTAAACGCATTTGATATGCGCAACAGACCTCTTGGTTATGATGTTGGAAGATTGCCATCTGGCATATATGAGGTGGCAAGTATTGTCCAAGCTGCGGCCAAGGATAGGGTCTATGTCCAGAAGTGGGGAAACAATCACAACAATGACACTTGGATAGTTAAGCCGGACAGCAGCTGTGGCATGGAAATTTGTACACCAGTTTGTAAGGGTGTGGCTGGCTTGCGGTCTGTGTGCGCCGTTGTGGATGCACTTGGCCGTGACGGTAGAATATCTGCAGATGAAAGATGTTCATTGCATGTTCATGTTGATGTTCATGATCTCTCCACGGATCAGATAGGTTCTATCATTGCGTGGTGGATAAAGTGCGAATATGCAATATCGGCTATTGTGCCAATTAAACGCCGAAGGAATAAGTACTGCCAGTTTGTTTCTACATCCGATATTATTGTGGATATAAAAGAACCAATGTTGGAAAGCAGTGAACTTATATCTATGATTGGTGAGCATAAGTACCTGTCTTTAAACACATATCACCTTTATAATCGCAGGAGGCAAACCATAGAGTTTCGCTTTATGGACTCAAGTGCGTGCCTAAATTATCATGATGCAAAAAATTATCTTAAATTTATTATGACATTCGTTAGTGCAGCCATTGCTCGTGGTTTGCCACCAAGTTACATATCGGGCGACAAGATGACAGGATATGCGTGGCTTGATGGCATCGATGTTGCAGAGATGCTTGGTCTTATGAACCCAGCAATTTCTAAGGGTATGTCCGAGCTTGCCGTGTGGATGATGAGGCGAATATTAAAGTGTGAGAACAGAGAAGAAAATGGTGTTTTTGGTCTATTTTTCTCCAAATCTTCTGGTTGGGATGACTTTTTAAACAAACATAAAAACGATGTAAAACAATCTTTTTCTTTTTCAAAAGATAACTTTTCATTATAGAGATATATACATCATAGAAGGTGCCTTATGTCGAACAGTTTTGATAAGATAATGAGTTCGATTGGAGAGCTTAAAAGGCTCGGCAAAATTTTGATTCCATATAATTATCCAAAGAATTTATCTGAGGATCAAGATGACGACCTTCTTATTTTCAAGTCAAGAAAGTTCTTAGTTGATGGCTATTCCGTTGTAGGTCACTATCAAAGGTGTAACTATGATGAATATTTCATGGATGTACTTCAACTTTATGGCGATTACAGCACATTCCTTCCCATAAATGTCAATTGTAAGCTTGCAAAGATGTTCCTTGGCGACAAGGAGATTTCTCTCATTGAGACATATAAGGAAATGAAGAAGATTTATTGCTGGGCTGTATATCTTGACATGGAAGAAAATGTCTTGCCTTGTCCAATAAGAAAGAAAGGCGAGATGACATTTAGGACACATGGCGGTTTGAGGTATTCCTATATACCGCCTAGTAGTGTTTACTTCATCTAACTAACGAGGTGTATTGTGAGCAAAAATAAGATACAGTCGATGATCGTCGAGCATCTTATGAAGCATGGTCAGATAGAGCTATTGCTGCCTGATAACATGACCTTGGAGATAGGGATTACACAAGAGAGTAACAGTGGCAATTTTGTCAAAAAAGATGATTATTGCTGGGTTATGGCATCTAGAAATGACAGAACAGCTTGCATTGACGCCTTCAATCTTGGCCTTCGTTTTGCCGATGATAACAAAGCTATGATCCTTGAAGATAGCTTTGTGGATCAAGATGGAGAGAGTGTTAGACGACTTGATGTTGTTTAAATGCAATCATAAGTGTTGCCTAAAATTTTTGACAAGCTTAAAATTCCTGTAGTTGATAAGAAAAACTCTGCTGTGCCCACGGCAACCTTTTTCCCATCAATTGGCATCAGGAAGTCCACCCATATGATGAATCCTTGTTTCTGGTAGTTAAACCGAGAAACCATTATCTGGGCTCCCTTTTGCTTGTAGTTGGTATTTGGGATGAAATCGAATGAACTTTTGTTCTTTTCGACCAATTCCCTAATGGTATCTAGGAGCGCTTGGGCGTTGATGAAATCAGACCATCGTGCGACCAGTAGCGCTTCAAACTTTTGTGTTTCAAATATGTTCTTCATGTGCGGGGTAGACTATGAAAAAGCATGACCAATTTCTCCGTGATTACTTCTACAGGTTATCCGATGAGAATCTGAAGATAATCCACAGTAGACTTCACTTCAAGTACCAGGGCGATGTTCCAGAGATTCTCAATTTTGTTTGCAACAACAGGGACATCGATCGTTGGCTTGTGGCTGCAAACTGCGTGGATGAATTCTTTGGGATGATAGACTCTATGCAAGAATCTGTCAACCGTGAGTATACAAAAAGGTTTGGAATGCATCGGTAGTGTTTAAAAACACAGATGTCAATGCTAGATACATCATAAATTCAACTTAAAGTTGGAGTTTGATGCATATCTGGTCATGTTCAAAATGTAAGACGCACGAAGCATCCTTGAGGTACAATTCTGGCAAAATGAAGCTTTGCAAAGATTGCCAGAAATACCAAAACATGAAAGCCAATTGCTCTGTTGGCAGAAAAAGAACCAAGCCGCCTGAACTTTCCATCACAGAATCTGATTTCAAGTCATGGCTTCAATTGACGCCAAGAAATTGTCATTATTGTGGCATTCAAGAGATTGATCTTAGAAGCGTTTCCATAAAGTCTTCAATTGGTCTACATGTTGAGTCGCTTGGCATCGACAGGTTAGATAACACTCTTGATTACCAGCTTGGAAATATTGTTTTGTGTTGTTATGCTTGCAACAAAGTAAAAAGTAATTTTTTTACTCAGTCTGAAATGTTACGGATTGGCAAATCTATAGCGGAAATCTGGCGCTCCAGAAGATTCGAATCTTAGTGTTGCTACAAATCTAACAAATGGTAAAATGCTTGTTTGCATTTAGGAGCAACCATGAGCGATGTTGTTAGTTTGACTGATCAGAATGAACTTGCATTAACCAAGTCCTACAAACACGCAAAATGGGCGTTTGACTATTTTAACCCAGTGCAGAGTAGGGTGCTTGAAATTTGCCACGAAGATGTAAACATCATTGTGGCTGCAAAAACTAGTGCTGGAAAGACAGTCGTAGCAGAGATGTTCATAGCACAAGAGATTAAAGAGCGTGGCGGAAAGGGCTTGTTTCTTGCTCCGTTGCGTGCACTTGCACAAGAAAAGATCGATCAATGGTGCGATCCCGATTATCACTTCTCCAACTTAAACATATCGATATGCACGGGCGATTATAGGATAACACCACAAAGACAAAAGGAACTTGAAGACTCGAACATCATCATAATGACTAGCGAAATGCTTAATCATCGTGCAAGGAACATGAATTCCGAGAAGAGCAAGTATCTTGAAGACATAGGAACGCTGGTTGTTGACGAAAGCCACCTACTTACTGTTCCTGGTCGTGGCGAGCATCTTGAGGTTGGATTGATGAAGTTTTGTAAGATTAACCCCAAGTGCAGAATAGTGTTTCTTAGTGCCACCATGCCAAATGTAGCGCAGATAGCCGAATGGATGGCTGGTTCTTTGAACAAAAAAAAGACATATGTTCTTGATTCAAGCTATAGGCCTGTTCCGCTTGGAATACATTATGAGAACTACGACGATGATGCTAGTTATTACGATGCCATAGAGAGAAACAAGGTAGATAAGGCCATGGATATTATCCTTGACTACCCCGAAGATAAGTTTCTTGTTTTTAGCCACACAAAGCGTACTGGCGAACTCATGACAAAAACTCTAAAGAGCAATAATATTGGAGCTGAATTTCATAATGCTGATCTCAAAAAAGATGAAAGAGTTTTGCTTGAGAAACGCTTTAAGGCAGCTGGCGATTTGAGGGTTGTTGTTGCGACGCCAACCCTTGCATGGGGTGTTAACATGCCAGCTCGAAGGGTGATTATTCTTGGGATTCATCGTGGCAATGAACTGGTTGAGTCTTACAACATAACACAGATGGTTGGACGCAGCGGAAGACTTGGCATAGATCCCATGGGCGATGCGTACATTCTTCTTCCAAACTCTGAGGCTAGAGTTCAGATGGATCGTCTAAAAATGCCACAGAAGATTGTGTCAAAACTCATAGAGAATCCAAAAAACCTTGCGTTTCATTTGGTTAGTGAGATTTATCAAGGCGAGATATCGAATTTTGATGATATCAAGAAATGGTACGAAAGGTCTCTGGCTCATCATCAGAGCAAGCATCTTGGCGACACAATGCTTAAGGTTCTTTTTGATGATCTCAAAAAATATGAAATAGTGTACGAAAACGATGGAGTCCTTGAAGTCTCAAGCGTTGGAAAGGTATCAAGCATCTTTTATTGTTGCCCATTTGACATTGCTTCATTGAGAAGAAATATGTATTTTCTTTTCAAGAATGGGGCTGAATCAAATGATTTGAAGGTTGCAGTTGCTCTTGCCAACACTGATGGCAACAGAATGTTGATTTCCAATACTGCAGAAAAAAGTGAGATAAAGCCATTTGATATAAAGCTTCAGCGTGAACTAGGACAAGAATATAAGTTTCTCACAGAAGGTTCTAAGAAGGCCACACTTGCGTATTACAATTTACTGAATGGCACCAATTCTATGGCTTTGGCTGGATTTCAGCGTGGCATACAATCCGATTTTGAAAGGCTTGAGCAAGTTCTCTGCGCTCTTGATAGCATGAGTGGAAAGTGGAACAAGAGTAATTTCTTTCGTGAGCTAGGCAAGCGGATCAAACACGGTGTTCCAAGTCACCTAGTTCAGCTCTGTCAAATACCAAACATAGGTAAAATGAGGGCAAAAAAATTATGGGATCTTGGCTATAAAAATGTAAAAGATGTAGCCAATGAGGATGTGGCTAAGCTTAGGAAGGTTCTGAATATGAAGGAGGATCTTGTGAAACAAGTGGTAAGCGATGCGTTAGGGCTTGTTTCGCCGTAGTCTTTTTACCCTTTCAGAAAGATTCTTGACATTTAAATATCCTTGAACCGTCTTTTCAATTGATTTTGCCCGATAGAATATTGCAGCTGAAACAAAGTTTAATGGCGAGCAAATAACTTCAACTTGGCAATAATTGCAGCAGCTTGCATTTGGTCCGTTCATTGTTAGAGTCACGGATACCGCTGTTCCATCTGTCAAGTAAACGCTACTACCAGATCCATTTATGTTAAGTGTGAAGGTGCAATCTCCAGCGGCGCCATAGGTAGCCGATACGGTTCCATCGCCAACAGTGCGGATTCCTGTGTTGGGTGGATAATTTGTTGTGGGGGTTCCACCGCCAAGAACTTCAAGGCAGCATCCGGTTGTTGTTAGTGTGACATCAACAACCTCGCATGGTATGGAGCAACTACTGCCTAGGGCAAAAACAAAGCCATCGTTGCTTTTCTTGCGGACGATTTCTTTGTTGAATTTTGGGAATGGTATAAGTTTCTTGTCTTGAAGTCGTGTTTCCCAGTTATCGGATGTTGATCCGCCGATATACATGCCTACCGGCGCATCAAGCACACAATCGCAACCTTCTAGAAATTCTGCCGAATAGTCCGAACCAATCTCGTATTTGATGGTTACCGATGAGCAACAAGGCGGAGGGCAACATTTGGTGTCGCATTGGCAACCACAGTATGGGTTGGCTTTAACGCCATACAAGAATGGGCCATCACATGACATATCATCGACCCTCTGACCCGAAGAAACCTTCTGGGTATTCTATTTTTACGACTCCATTGCCATCTGTCTTTTTACCTTTTTCGTCCTCAGTCCACCAGCGAACTTGTTTTACATCTATGCCAAGATCGTCCATGTGACATTTGTCATTCAAGTCCACAGGCAAGTGATATTCTTTGCCACTTATCAGTATGGCCACCTTGCACTCCTTTTTTTCGTGGTTGTAAAGGAGACAGTTTTTACAAATTGGTTCTGGTTTGTTCATAAGGATACCATCGAATTATAAGTGTGATCGGCTAATGAAAAACAGTCTATGGTGTTGATTTGTTGGCGATTAGGGGTTATGATTTATAAATGAAAATAAATGATACCGCAATCAAGGGGTTAATATCATGCGCATAATAGGTTTTTCATCTCAACTTGCCATGGGTAAGGATACCGCCGCCGATTATCTTGGGATGGAACTTAATCGTGTTAAAACAACTGGGGAATGGAATAGAGCATCATTTGCGGGTGCGGTTAAAGATACATTTTGCAAAGCATTTAATGTGGATACGAGTTTCATTGAGAAGTGGAAGCGGATTGATACACCACCACCAAATATGAATATGACAGTCAGAAAGTCACTTCAGTTTATTGGGGATGGATTCCGTCAGATTGTTCCAGACATTTGGATTGACATAGCTCTTCGTGATAGCTCTAAACAGCTTATTTTCAGTGACTGTAGGTACATAAACGAGGCTAGGCACATTCGAAGTCGGGAGGGAATAAATGTCATACTTTATAGACCAGATTATCTTAATGACGACCCAAATCCATCAGAATCACAGATAAAACCGATCATAGAGTGGTGTTTGGCTACACAGAAGGAGGGCGTTATAAATCATAGTATTGAAGGCGCCCCAGAAGGAGCGGATCTATATGACTTTTTCCTTGTGAACGAAAAAGACATAGTGGATCTTTACTACAAAGTTCGTGACATTCTTATACCTTATATAGAAAAGGTTTATTCATGAATCTTAGTCATCTTACAGCACCTCATGTTGTGGTTTCCAAAGGGTGGGGACATGAAGAGTGGATATGTAATTTTGAGAAATACTGTGGCAAAATTCTTGTGTTTAATTCACTCAAGAGATGCTCAATGCATTATCATGTCATCAAGGATGAGGTTCTTTACTGCGACAATGGTGAGATTGAGATTTTATATTATTGGAATGATGGCGATGCCAACAAATCGATAAAGCTATTGCCAGGAATGTCGTTTCATGTTCGACCAGGATTAAGACATCAGATGATTGCCGGTGATAATGGGGCAAGAATTATAGAGTTTTCGACTCACCACGAAGACTCTGATAGCGTCAGAGTCATTAAGGGCGATTGATCTCAGAAACAGCTCTTTTCAATTTTCCCATACCAACTTCTGTCATTACAACAAATTGCCAGCCACGCTGTTCGCAATGATGTTGGCAAGCCGACCATTTTGCATGGTTTTTTGGAAGCTGAGTCTGATTTGCTGGCTTGATTTCCCATATTTCTACATGCCCATCAATGAAGTAGATGCTTAAATCTGGGTTGTATTCATGTCTTTCGCCCTCGAAAAGGTAGTCTACTTTAAATGGCTCTACATCATATTTGATGACTTCTGGGAGATACTCAAGGCATTCATAGACCTCAACCTCGTAACCGCTACGATAGTGCATTTCCTTGCCATTCTTGATCGATGAAAAGAAGCCTTCTCTGAATCTTGGCTTTTGCTGTTTCATCTTGCCGCTTTTGCGATCAATGTCTTTCCACACCGTGGCTCTCATTTGGCCAATTTTTGGGACTTCTGATTCTGATGGATGCTTGGACTTGAAATGAAGTCTTAGGTCACGCACAGGGGCTCCGCAGCGCTTTAGTGGGCATATTACATATTCTCTGCCAAGTTCATGGGTTGTCTTGATGTGTTCGCCATATTCTTCATAAGCTTCAAATGATCGACCACATACAAAACACTGAAATCGTCTTTTATGCCCAGTTTTTTCGAATGGTAGATTCATTTCTTTTTCTTTTTCTTGGATTTATGTAAAATAGATTCAATTTTGTCTCTGTCTAGAACTGTAATATCGCTCATGGCATCCCTGTCGAACATAACTTCGGCCTTTTCGCCACTAAAGCTTTTGCTGAGATTCATTGCGTGAACTCTGACCTCACGCTTAACCGATTCTGGTTCTTCGTCGTCGTTGATGCAAGCAAAGGACATTCTTCCATCTTCAGATGCGCCATATATTTCGCCGTCTTTCTTGAAAAAGAATATCAGCTGATTATCATCAAGCATTTTTTGCACTCGTTCATCCTTCTCTGTGAAGGAATCCCAAAGTTTCATTGCTTGTCTAAATGTCTCTATGAAGTTTTCCATGGCGTGTCCTATATAAAGTTATGACTTATTTATTCACTGGGTTCAGAAGATTTATAGAGGAAATGGATGAAACACCATCTAAAAAGATGGGATCCGACTCCGATGATGCCGATTCATCTGGTGGAAGCTACATGAAAACCCTTGAAGATGAGTTTGGAATAAAGTGGACTAGCCTTAAAAATATACTTTCATCTGAGCCATGGATTGCTTCGCATTTTACCATGGGTAACAATACACATAAAATTTCCGCTTGGGAGATTGACCCCGATAGTATCAGCGATAGGGGAGCTTATATTCGGATCAAGCCAACAAAGGGTTCGAGGGATTATTTAAAAGACGGCTCCATTGACAAGGGCGCTCCTGATACTAATAGATATTATGTTACAAGGAAAGAACTTGAAAAAATGCTTACAACAGCATGGGTTCCACAACAACCGGCTGGTGGCGACATGGGAGCTATGGGAGGACCGCCATTATGATTTCATTTAAAGAATGGTTGAAAAAAAATGAAGTTGCCACAGTGGCCGCTCCGGCAGCAGCACCAGCTGCGGGTGGTGGTGGAATGACTAAAGCTGGTGATGTGGCTGTTTATGCAAGACCTATTGGCATTGGAACAGTGACTAGAAAATCGCCAAGTTTGATAACTGTTGATGATCTTGAGAAAAAAAAGAAAAAAAAAAGTAAAATTTTAAAAATGTTCCCTAATTTGCCAGATGTTGTCATGGGAGACATAGGTTGGTTCTAATTGCTATTTTCATTTCCCTTTATTTTTTTTATAATTTAATTTACAGAACAATATTTAACCATTTTGGAGTTATCTCATGCATGATGTTTTGACAAATGTTTCTGAAAAAACAATTAAATGCTTGGACAAGGGTCATGTGACGATTATTGATGTTATGCCAAGACTTGTTCCAGATGATAGGAAGACTGCAGATTACGCAATAGTTCAAGCCGCTAGAGTTTCTTATGGAGATGGAACTAAAACTGTCAATGAAGATAGAGGATTGATTCGTTATCTGCTTCGTCACAAGCACACAACTCCATTCGAAATGATTGAATTTAAATTTTCTGTTAAATTACCTATATTCATCGCTAGACAAATGGTGCGCCACAGAACTGCAAATTTGAACGAATACAGTGGAAGATATTCAATGATGAAGGACGAATTTTACAAGCCAGAAATTGAAAATGTGAGGCAACAATCATCAGTAAATAAACAAGGAAGTGGCGAATCGATAAATGAAACTAATGCT